GTCTACTACGATTAACTTATCATTACCATCAAAGTTAAATCTTTCAAAGTTATATTTACCTGCACTTGTTCTGCCACTATCTATTGTTGTCCAAGAAGAACCACCCGGAGTAGCTTGAAATATATTTGTTCCTCTAGCTGCTACAACTTTACTTGCAAATGTAGCTACCATCAACACTTTTTCTGCAGAAGATGATGTCTGAGGAACTACTGCAGATACATATTTACTAAATCCATTTATTCTTCTATAGCCACCCTCTATGTCAGGCTCAAAGTTTTGTAGTTCTAATGCTTCACCCGGTTTCATCATAAAGGTAGAGCGATTGAGAACTAACCCTCCCTCACAGTTAAATGCTACAGGTTGTACTTGCGAAGAATCAGGCATTTAACTAAATCCTTATACTTAAATCTGCTGTGCTTGTGTATCCTATTTTAGGTATAAATGTAGACCTTATATACTCAAATCTATTCACTAACAATGTTTGCATATTTTTCAATTTTAGTAGTAAATTTTGGTGATTTTGCGCGTTATGCAAAAAACAACAGTGAGATGAAGATAGGCAATCTAACATTGTTATTTAATTTAGTTTTATTTTCTCTAATAGCGATATTAATTTGTTTGGGATCAGATATTATT